TACAAACGCTGGAAAAGCGAAGCGCGCTAGCGCTGGCGGTAATTCGCCCTTGGTAGCCGCGGTGCAAACCGCGACTCCAGTGGCTGGCACACCACTAGTAAATAATGTTGCCAAGGCGTCGACAGCGCCTCAAGCCAAGCACAAACATCGTGGTGCAGGGCATGTACAGAGGCGGCGTGCAGAACGCGCCCTCGCAAAACTGGCTAAGAACAAGCCAGACCGGGCTGTGTTAGATTTAACAACAGGCAACGTGACATATGTACCAGCTACTGTTGATGAGGTTATTGCTACAAACAACGCAAAGAAACCTAAGTATGGTAAAGCCAAAGAACGGCGTTACCAAGCACATCAACTTGCCAAACAGGCATCCGCATTATATGATAGCGCACCTCAGGAGGCGGAGCGATTAGAGCTGGCAGCATTGGCATTGAAGCCCACGGTTCAAACACAGCAGAAGCTAGCTGCGAAAAACCAAGCAGCGCAGGCGTGGAAGAGCGCGACGGCGAAGAATCAGATTTGGAAGGCGAAAGTTGTGACGCGACAGCAGGCAGTTCTCGAGCGAGCATATGCTCAAGTGGAAGCGGCTACTACCGCTTACAACGAAGAGCTGAGTCGATATGCCAAACTTACCGGTGTTACGATCCCGCCGGAGGGTTATTTGTCGGCTACACAAGTTTCGATCGCAGAGGATGGCGTTGCCCAGGTTGCCAACACCACTGTAACACAATCAATCCCTATCAATACGGTCGACGAGCAGATTGTTATTACCGCACCTGCAAGTACTACGCAAGTGGCTTGTGGGTTGCCGGTCAAAACTACCGGCTCGTTGAATCAAGCAGCACAAGATGCGCTGATCAATAGGGATGCACGAACATACAATACAGTGGCCGCTTGTGCATTGAGTAAGAACGAGGCGACATATCATGAAGACCATAGGCCTACTGCAATGGAACGTGTGAAGGCGAAGCTGACAAATGTTAAGGCAGCGATTAAACAACCAAAGAACCTGCTCGCACAGGCTAAGGACAAGGTTAGCCAACGAGCGGCAAGTGCAGTTGCTGTCACATTGTGGGCGAAGAAGACCATCACACACGTCCGTGCAGACGGCACTGAGATCAGCCTTGAACAATGGAAAGCGGAGGAAGCCGCTGCGAAACCAAAATCCAAATCATTAGATCAGCTCGACGCGATAATGGCGGGCGAATACAAAACACCGGAAGAGGCCGAGGAGGAACTGCACGGAGTTGCATCAATGAAGATCATGCAAGAACGAGCACGTGCAGAATTGCTTAAGCAAGCAGCGGAAAAAGCTGGCGGCAAACCATTGATGGATATGAATGAGCAGGAGATTGACTTGTTACCACCATTGTCAATTATGGATAAACGACGCGCTAGAGACATCAAGCGTGAACCAATCGTTTGGAATGAGCTCACTGTCCATTTAGGTAAGAAAGCAATGAATCAACCAAGA